TTACAAATCAACTGCAATCGCAGTAGATAAGTTTGTAGTAGGTGACTGGTCTATGGGTGCTCAAATCATGCAAAATCAAGGTATCTCAGTTCAATTCTCTGAATTTGATGCTGATAACTTTACAAAGAACATGATTACTGTAAGAGTTGAAGCTCGTATCGCTTTACCTATCTATTACGCAGGTGCGTTTATTTATGGTGATTTTGGTAATGTTGCTTAATCTTTAATTAGATTTACAATACAAGGGATAGCCTAGAAAGCTATCCCTTTTTGTTTACACTAAATTTTAGTTATTTTTGTAAAAATTAGCATAATGCAGATACTAAGAGATGTAACGACTACGGTAGCCCCTTCGGCAACAATCGTTACCTTACAGACCGCAAAGGATTATTTAAGAGTAGATTATAGCGAAGATGATACTTTGATTACTAACCTTATAGAAACCGCTAGGATCAGATTAGAGCAGTACGCTTCAGTTGCTATGACTGCTAGAACCCTAAAGGTAGTAGCTTATGTAGATGAGTTTATAGAGCTTCCTTATGCTCCTATAAACAGTATTACATTGGTAGAATATTGGGATGGTGCTGCATGGGTAGCAATGGTACTTGGTGATTATAGAGTTATAGGTGATACCTACAAAAAGGTTTATTTTAATTCACCTCTTATGAGTGACTTTAGATTTACTTATACTTGTGGATATGCCACTACTCCAGAGTCTATGAAAACGGCTTTGTTGAAGATGGTAGGTGATTTGTACGAATACAGAGAATCAAGTGTTGAAAGCTCTAAGCCTTCAGCTAACTTAACAACGGCTTACGAACTAATGAAACCTTACAAAAGGGTAAGTATTATTTTCTAATGATAGGACAATTAAAAAATAGGATTACATTTAATACTAAAACAAGCGTTTCTGATAGTGCAGGAGGGTTTGTGAATACTTTAGTACCATACTACACTTGCTGGGCTGAATTGGTCACTAATACCAATTCTAGGACTAATATAACAGGTAGGGATAGTATTAACGATGGAGCTACATTTAGGATCAGATATACAACAGGCAAGACATTTACTAATGCTCTTGTAATAACTTGGAAGTCAAGGACTTATATGATTAACTCTATTATTAACGAAGCTGACTTGAATCAATATTATTTAATAGGTTGTGCAACACTTAAGTAATGGCAAGTTTTAATGTCAAGATATATGGTACTGATGCAATAATCAAAAGATTAAATGCAGCACCTAAAAAAATGATGGAGGAGTCTAAGCTTATTATTGATGCAGCAGTTATAGAAATAGCAGCCAAAGCAAAACAACAAGTACCTGTAAAAACAAGCGCCTTAAAGAACTCTATTAGACATAGTAAGTTTGTAGTAGGTAAAGGAGCTAGTGTAAGTGCAGGTAATACCAATGTAAGATATGCTCCTTATGTAGAGTTTGGAACAGGAACAAGATTTCAGATACCTGTTTACCAAAATTTGAATATGTCTGATTTAGAATCGTATGCTCTAACATTTAAAAAATCAAAGAAGTTAATAGGTGTTCCACATAGGCCATATATGTTTAGTGCTTATAGCGAAGTCTTTACATCTATGATTAAAAAATTGAAGTCTATTAAGATATAAATATATTTCATTAAATTTGTACCAAAATGAAGGATTGCGGATATACATTAAGGAAGGCTTATTACGATAAGCTTATCTCGGCTTCCTACTCATTAGCTGCTTATGATACCATAGCACCTGACACAGTAGAACCACCTTTTTTGATTATCAGTAGTCAGACACAAGTGGACAATAGTAATAAGCAGAGTTTCGGCTTTGATGTTACTATCCAATTTGACATAGTTTATAGGACTTTTAAAGCAGGAGAGGTAGGGCAGAAAACGGTTGATACTTATGCAAATGAGTTATTAGAAATAGTAGGTGTTAGACCACCGAACTATCCTAGTACCGCACCTGACTTTAAAATAGTGACTTGTAAGATTAGTAGTAATATTGCTACCTTTGACTATGTGGATGAGGCATATGTGTTTAGAAGGGTGATAACAATGGATCATTTCGTGAATCAATTAACATAAAAGAAAAATAAAATAAAATGGCAACAACAAGTGTATTTAACGGAACTTCATTAGTAGTTCTAATTGGAACTGAAGTAATAGGTTTCGCTACTTCATGTTCTTTAAGTTTGGCTATCGATGCTCCAGACGCATCTACAAAACAAAGCTTAGGATGGGCTGATGAAATTGGTGGGCAAAGGTCTTGGTCTTTAACAACTGATGGTTTAGCTACAGTAGTTCCAGGAACAGTTGCTACTTATGTAACTACTGCTGAATTGAATGCTTTAGCAATCGCTAGAACTGCGGTTACAGTTAAGTTTACTACAGTAGATAACTCAACAGTTGGTGGTGTAACTCCAGTAACAGGTGATGTGATTTATTCAGGTTCAGCATTTATTGAGAGTGTAGATATGACTGCTGATATGGAGAATCCAGTTACTTACTCAGTTTCTTTCAAAGGAACAGGGCCATTAACTATCGCTACCAACGCATAGTAAAAACAAACCAAACAAACCAAACATATGAGAGGACAATTTGAATTAACTCTTTCCGATGGAAAGAAGATACCAATGCGTTTTTGTACTTGGAGTCTTAAAAGATTCTGTCAATTACAAAAGATAGGGCCTTCTGACATAGGAGATGCTTTAAGTGGCAAAGATTCACTTGACGCTATTGTTAACTTGATGAAATCGGCTGCTGAATATCCATTATATTCTCAAGGCATCACTCCAACTTTTACAGAGATGGAAGTGTGTGATTGGATAGATGATATGGGTGGAATGGGGGGTAATAAGTTCCAAGAAGTAATGGCAGCACTTGCAGAAAGTATGAATAGCGGAATAGATGATAAGCCAACAAAGTCAAGTAAAAAGGATGGAGTAAAAAAAAATTAGAGTGGATTGACATAGAAAGATATACAATGGGGGAGTGCAAAGTGCTTCCCCATTTGTTTTGGGAGATGACCATGGCTGAATTAGATTTTGTGTGGTATGGATATAGGCATCAAGAAGAACAAGAATGGGTTAGAACTAGATGGCAGACAACATTACTAATAAACATTCAATTACCAAAAGGTAAGAAAGTTAAGCCACAAGAGCTTATTGAATTAGACTGCGATACTCGTAACTTTGTAAAGCAAAGAGTAATGACAGAAGAAGAATTAAAAGCGGTTTTAGAAAAATATAAAATTGTTAAACCTATAATATAATGGCAGATAATCAAATAGTTAAGGTAGTCTTTGACTTTGATCTAGGGAATGTTCCTGCATCAACAAAAGCTTTTACTAAATACATGGAAAGTGTAGGCCTTGCCATAAAACCTACAAAAGCTAGTGCAGATGCCCTTGCTGCAAGTTACAATCAATTATCTCTTGCTCAAACTAAAGCAGGTAATACTGCCGCTGCCGCAGGTAATCAGATTAAAAAATCAAATATGCAATGGACAAACCTTGCATTAGTATTACAAGACTTACCTTATGGATTTAGGGGTATTCAAAATAACCTACCTGCTCTTATGGGAGGGTTTGCAGGATTAACAGGGCCTATTTATTTAGCTGGTTCTGCACTTATTGCCTTTTTTACTGCATGGGATAACGGGATGATTAAGTTTGGTAATACAGTAAAATTAACAACAGATTTCTCTAAAGAAGCAGCTACTGCATATGCAAATGAAACGATACAACTAGAATCTTTATATAGAGTTGCTACTGATGTTAATGTGTCAATGGATGAAAGATTAATAGCAGCACAAGAATTAAAAAAAGAATACCCAGGATTATTAGGTTTGTATTCAGATGAAGATATAGCACTAGGCAAGGCAGATGAATCTTATAAAAAATTAACAACAACAATATGGCAGTATGCTCAAGTAAAGGCTGCTGAAAAAACATTAGAAGAGATTGCTATTAAGCAAAATGCGTTAACTATAAAGAAAAATAAGACTTTAGCTACTCAAAAAGAAAGAGAATTATATTTATATAAAGAGGTTAAAAGTCTTATACAAGATGAAATGACTTTTACGCAGAGGTTAGTTAAGACATTTGATGACCTTCCTAAAGGGCCATTAATGATGGTTAACGCTTGGGGCGCAGTTGCTAAATCTTCAGAGATTTTAACAGATATAGAAAAAGAGCAACAGTCTATAAATGATGAAGCTAAATTATATAAAGATATAATAGATGCTAATATTACATCTATAAAAAAATTAAACGATTATACTCAAGATCCTGAAAAAAATAAGGCAAGACTAGAAGATCCTAATATTAAATTACTAGAAGCTAAAAAGCAATATTATAAAGATGATTTATTAATGTCTGCTAGTTATGAGCAAGAGATTTTAGCAGCACAACGGAATTTAGCCGTAAGACAAGCACAAATAGAAGGCAAAAGCGGTAAGGATATACAAACAATTAAGGATACATATAATCAGTTAATACTAAATTCACAAGCAGAAACAGGCAGAAAGATTCTTGAAGAGCAAAGTAAACTCGCAGTTGAACAAGCCAAAGAGTATGATAAAGAAGTTAAGGAAGAAGAAAAAAGGAATAAAGAAAGAATAGCTAGAGGACAAAAAGGTTATGAAGATAGCTTAAAGACTGTTAGCGAATTTTATAAAAATAAGATGAATCTTGCTACTGGTGACAAAAATCAGCAAATAGCAATATTAAAAGAGGAACAAGCGTATTTTGATATTCTTTATGGGTTTAATTTAATTTCTTATGAAGATTATGTAAAAAAGACAGGAGAAATAACAAAACAACAAATTGGCTTAAACAATGCACTTATAAATTCTTCTGCACAAGCTACAATGCAATTAGGTATGGCTATTATGTCTGCATTAGCTCCTGCATTTGATATGATGGTTGAGAAGGGAGCTAGTATAGGCGAGGCATTAGAGTCAGTTTTTACAAATTTATTAAAGCAATTAGCAAAAGTAATAGTAACCGCTGCTATTGCAGTTGCATTAATGGCTGCACTTGGCTTAGTAGATTTTGCGGCTATAGGTTCTACATTTAAAATGCTTGTTTCTCAAGGAATGGGATTGCCTAAAATGGGTGCAGGTGCAGGAGGTGGAGTATCTCAACCACTTACAATGTTTGATGGTTTTGCTAATGGCGGTATTATTAGTGGGCCTACATATGGCTTAATGGGTGAATACCCAGGTGCTCAAAACAACCCTGAAGTAGTTGCCCCTTTAGACAAGCTTAAAGACATGATTGGTGGAGGTGGAGGAGGAACTTTTATGTTAAGAGGACAAGACTTACTTTTGTCTGTAAATAGGGCACAAAAGGCATCAAATCTTAAAGGACAAAATATAAGTTTAGTATAATGGCATACGGATTAAGATATACATTAACTCAAGCACTTCGTAATAGTTCAACATTAGTTGTAAATATTTATGAAAAGGATTACAGTTCTACTGTTAAAACATATCAGCCTACAAGTATATTGTTGCAACCTAATTCTAGTCAAGAAGATCCATTAGGAGGGATTATATCATCTCAATTAAATGTTTCTTTTTTAATATCAACTCAAGATGATTATGATAATTTCCCTGATTTGCTAAATGCAGATGATAGGAAATATTATGTAGAGTTAGTAAATATTGTAGGGGCAAGTACCAATATAAAGTGGAAGGGATTTTTATTCAATGATTATATAAATCTACCATTTACAACAGGAAACCAAGAGGTTAATTTTGTATGTGTAGATGCGTTATCATATTTAAAATATACCACATATAGCGCATTAGAAGGAAACACAAATGCAACAACAAACCTATTGAGTGTATTAAATACGGCATTATATAGCATTGGTTACGATTCTTATACTTACCTATATTCTTGTTGCTCTTATTTTGCAGAAGGGATGATGGATAGGGCGACTTCTACGGATAACGAACCATTCGTACAAACATACCAATTTAGAAGAGATTTTGTAGGGTTAGATTATTTTACAATAGTAGATAATATTGTTAAGTCTTTTGGTTGTAGATTATTCCAATACCAAGGTAATTGGTGGATTATGTCTATAAATGAAATGGCTGGTACAACAAACTATTATACAAAATACTTGTTAGATACCGTTGTTTATTTAACAGAATCGGGAACACTAACCACAGGCATCTCTATTGATCCTTATAGTGAAGGCAATGTGCACTTTATTAATAATAGTCAAACCAAAATAACAAAAAAGGGGTATTCTAGGCTTAAGGTAACAACACCATATTCCTACGCTAAAAACTATATAAACGATGGTGATTTTAAGCAATATATAAACTCTACTACTGCCCCAGTTGGATTTACTGCTGGATTAGCAGGAACAGGTTCTTTAGCTGTTTTTCAATATCCAGATGATGAATTTAATGATGTTAGAATAAAACAATCAGGTGCAGGTGTAGCTACATTTAAAACAACAGGCGAAATAGGGGCTCTTGGATATTTGCCTAAAATGGGTGACTCTACTGCAACATTATCTTTTACATATAGATTAGGCTCTACTCTTGGATATGGTATTCAAGGAATTTGTTATTTAATTATAAGATTATTCGTTGGATCAAATACATATATTTTAGATTCAAATGGGGGTTGGTCAAGTGACATAAATACATCTATTGTAATACCAGATTCTGGTGCTCCTGTTGGATCTGTTGAAGCAAGAAGGCCATTCAAAAATTATTCGCTTGAAATACCACTTGGGGGCGGTACTTTAGACAATGTTGATGTAGCTATAGGATATATAAGTATAGGGTTTGTAGTAAGTTCTGCTTCTAGTTTATTTAGATTCAATAATTTATCTTTAACTCAATCAAATGCTCAATATAATGCACTTGAAGTAGAAAGAAAATTAGGTACAAATGAAGCATTATTAAAAGAAATAGAAATACCTTATGGTGCTAATTATCCTGATTTAACAGTACCTAATACCATTGGTTCACTTTTTAATAACTCATTAGTTAAGTTGCAGAATTGGTATAGATATGGCAAGGCTGGGACATATAGTAATTTAACACAATTAATATGTAGACAATATTCAAATATATTTAATAAAAACCTTGCTACAGTAGAAGGTGATTTAGGTATATCTGAATCTTCTAATAGTACTATATATTTGAATAAAAAGTATCATGTAGCTGATTCTGCTAACCCCATTTTAACTGCTAATAATTTAAGCTATAACGATAAGACATTTATAGCTAATAGATTAACTGTAGATAGCTATGGAGATAGAACAACATCATTACAATTATTAGAGATTACAAATACAGATAACGCATCAGTAGAAACAATAAAATACTTAGGCTCTTAAATAACTTTAATTATGGCAAGTGTAATAAATGGGACAAATATAGTTTTATATGAATATGATAGCAACGCTACCTATTTCTTTAATGGAGATTTTGGTGGAGGTGTCTTTGATGGCATTGTGTGTAAGCAAATGAGCAGAACTCAAGAGGTAGAAACCTCATCAAACTTTACTAAAACAGGAGCAGGAACAATAGCTGCATTTATTACAGATGCTGGAGAACCTGGGGTTACTACCATACCAGCAGGAACTTGGAGTTTTAGTGCTTATTATTCTGTTGTAACCGCCTTTGCAGGTGCTGAAGTTAAGTATGAGTTATATAAATATAATGGTAGTGTTGCTACCTTGTTGTTTACATCGGCAATAACACCCTTAACAACCCTAGCAAAGACCTTATATACTACGGCAATGACAGTTACTCAAACAACTATAGGCTCGACAGATAGGCTTCTAGTTAAGGTTATTTATACTGGCTTAACAACTACTAACCAAATTACTCTTTATACCCAATCTAGCAATCCAGCTCAAGTAACTACAACTATACCATTAGGAACTCCAATGGGAGCTTCTACAAGTTGCTCATTTGAGGCATCTACCGAACAAGTAGAAGTAACCTCTCAAACATCAGCTTGGTTCAGAGAGTTTAAGAATGACATTACTTCATGGACAGTTAATTGTGATGGCTTTATAGCCTTAAGTGGTTACTCCTATCTTGCTTTAATGCAGAAGCAATTAAACAGAGCTTCAATAGATGTAAGATTCTCAATAGATAATGACAATGCAGATAATAGTGATACTTATGGATATTCGATAGTAAGCGGAACGGCTAATATCACATCTATTAGCTTAAGTGCTCCTGTAGAGGGTGCATCTACTTATTCATTGGCATTACAAGGAACAGGTGCTTATTCAATAACAGGGACTCAAGTTATAGACGGAGGTTCTACAATATCAACTTCAAGCGTGAATAGTTTTTCTTATACGGCAGCAGGTGGTGAAACAACTGTTACCTTCTCAGGTGCAATCGGATCTACTTGCATATCGGTTACAAGAGGTGGTGTAGAGGTTAGAACGATAGCTACAAGCGGTGTACCAACGGATGAGAATGTTAGCTTTAATAGTGCCACAGGAGTTCTTACCTTTGCAACGGCAAGACCGCTAGAGGTGGATGAGTTTGTCAGAATGATTACTAAATAATTAATTAGAAATAGAATGAGTCAACAGATACAGATTACTGGAGGTGCGAAAGTTAGGAATTTACAAGATGTAATTATTGGAACAAGTGGGGTATTAAGTTCTGTAGCTTTTGATGTTGCTAATGGTGTACCAAGACTTGATGTAAATGGTAAGATACTAGTTGCTCAGTTACCAAATAGTGTGATGGAATATAAGGGTACTTGGAATGCTGCTACTAACACACCAACCCTTGTAAATGGTACAGGAAATCAAGGAGATGTTTACTTATGTAATGTGGCAGGTACAGTTGACTTCGGTGCTGGTGCGATTGCTTTCTTTGTAGGCGACCAAGTTATTTATAGCGGTTCTATTTGGCAAAGGGCTTCAGGTGCAACAGGAACAGTTACAAGTGTGGCGATTACTGAAAGCGGAGATAGTTTAAATATCACAGGCTCACCAATTACTACAAGCGGAACGATTAACATAGGATTCAACGGCACTAATTTACAATATGTAAACGGAGCAGGAAACTTGACAACCTTTCCTATTTTAACAGGCTATGTTCCCTACACAGGTGCAACTGCAAATGTTGATTTGGGTACTTTTAATTTGACTGCTGATGTTATTACAGGAGCAACAGGTTCTTTTACATCAAATGGTGGTAGTGATACATTTGCTATCAATCATTCAAGCGGTGCAGGGATTGCTTTGAATATTACTAAAGGTGGTAGTGGCGAAGGATTATACATAAACAAGACAAGTGGAAGCGGAAACGCAGCAACGATAATAGGTACATTAAACGCAACTACTTTAGTAAAGAGCGGTGGTACATCAAGTCAATACTTAATGGCTGATGGTAGTGTTTCTACTTTAACTAACCCTGTAACAGGAACAGGTACTACAAACACTTTACCTAAATTTACTGCTGCTTCTACAATAGGAAATAGTAATATTACAGATACAGGTTCTTTGATTACTTTAGGTTCTAATACTACAATTTCAAGTGGAATATTTAGAGTTGGCTCATCTTCAATAATAGCATTTCAATTATATGCATCTAAAAATATAACTGGCGGAACAAGTGCTGGAGAAGTTCTTTCAGATGGTGTAACACAATCCGATGTGACAAATAGGTCACAATATTTTGCAACTGCTGCTTCTACTGCGGCTGCTTCATTTACATTAGCAAGTTTATTTCATTTTAGAGCAACACAATCTACTTTTGGGGCTGGTAGTACAGTTACAAATCAAATTGGTTTTGAAGTTGATGCCACTTTAATAGGTGCAACCAACAATTTTGGATTTAGAGGTTTAATTCCTGCAGGTACTAATAGATGGAATATCTATATGGATGGAACTGCCAATAACTACTTAGCAGGTTCATTGGGAATCGGTACTACAATTTTGAATAACTCAAGTTTAAATGTTAGCAAAACAATAACAGGTTCTACTACTTCAATAGGGATTATTCAAGGTGGAGTAGTTCAAAGTGGTGTTACTTCAAGTGCATATGGATTTTATAATTCAGCTACAACACAAGCTGCAGCTTTTACATTAGGTACTTATATTCATTATGGAACAGAACAATCAACAATAGGTTCAGGTTCTGCCATAACTACACAAATAGGATATAATGCATCAGCTACTCTTATTGGAGCTACAAACAACTATGGATTTAAGGGTTCAATTGCAAGCGGCACTAATCGTTGGAATCTATATATGGATGGCACTGCTAATAACTATATGGCAGGTTCTTTGGGTATAGGTACTACAAGTTTAGGAGGATATACATTAAGATTATCAAAAAGTATAACAGGTGGTACTTCTTTATTTGCAATAAGACAAGACGGAACTGTGCAATCAGATGTTACTTCAGATGCAGTAGGATTTAGAAATGATTTGAATACTGCTGCGGCTGCATTTGCACTTACTAACTATTTCCATTATTATGCTATTCAAAATACCATTGGTGCAGGTTCATCTATCACAAATCAATATGGTTATGCAGTTACATCTTCAATGACAGGTGCTACAAATAACTATGGCTTCTACGGAAACATAGCTAGTGGCACTAACAGATGGAACTTGTATATGGGTGGAACTGCTAACAACTATTTAGCAGGTTCATTAGGTATTGGTACTACAAGTTTAACAGGAGTAACAATAAACGCTGCAAGAGCAATAACAGGGTCAACTACTTCTTTTGGTATTTTACAACAAGGTCAAGTTCAATCAAATGTTACAAGTATAGTTCACGCATATTGTAATTATATAACTACACAAGGTACTGCATTTACATTAGGGATTTATAATCATTATTCAGCATTAGCAGGTAGCATAGGTGCAGGTTCAACTGTAACAAATCAAAGAGGATTCTTTGTTGAATCAGGATTAACAGGTGCTACTAATAACTTTGGATTCTATGGTGATATTCCTGCTGGCACTAATAGATGGAACTTGTATATGTCAGGAACGGCTGCTAACTATATGGCAGGTCAGTTACTTATTGGCACAACTACATCTACTTTTTTATTAGATGTAAATGGCACTACAAGATTACAAGGTATAACAACTATATCAAGAAATGATAGCGGTTCGGGTAGTTCATTAAATATTGTTAATACAAGTACAACGGGTGCAAACAATATAAGAATAGGTCAAGATTTAGCTAATAATACATTAGGCTTTGGATACCATCCAAGCGGTGCATCTACATATAATAGTCTTATTCCTAATACTGCTTATGCTTTTGCTTTATCAGGTGCTTCACAATTATCATTTAATACTACTACTGCTACTCAAGCAATTACATTTTCTACAAACGATTGGAATGAGAAAATGAGAATATTTGGAAATGGTAATGTTAATATAGGTGGCGGCAATACTCCAACAGATATAGCATCAGCTAAACTAGCAATAACATCAACTACTCAAGGCTTCTTACCACCAAGAGGCACAAATGCACAAAGAAACGCAATCGCAAGTCCTGCAGTAGGATTAGTATTCTATTGTACCGATGCAACAGAAGGTCTTTATATTTACACATCAAGCGGATGGAAGAGCCTTACAATGGTATAACAATTAAAATAATATAATATGTCAAACTTTCAATGGGTAATCCCACAAGATTCAATGGTAACTGCAAAACAAATAGGTACAGACATTGATGTAGTAATCCAAGTAAACGCTTACAGACAAATAAGTGATGAAACTACTTCAACTCAAATACCTGTATGTGTAGGTTTAACTCCACCAACAGAAGGATTCATTCCTTATGAGGATTTAACTTATGACATAGTATGTGGTTGGTTAAATGAAGGAACAGATGTAGTAGCTTTAGATGCAGAATTAGCAGTTCAATTAGACAATATAATTAACCCAAAGACAGTAGTCTTACCAAATCCTTTCTAATATGGCAATAGCTAATATAACAAACAACATTCTAACTGATAGCGGTGTAGCTACAAGTAGTTTATTACCATTAACAGGGGGAACTTTAACAGGAGCATTGAGTGGTACAAGTGCAACCTTTTCTTTAGATGCAACAATCAACGGAGTGAAAGTAGGTAAAGGAGCAGGTTCAGGTACTTTTAATACCGCTATTGGGTATATAGCATTATCACAAAATACAACAGGAAGTTATAATTCAGCATTTGGAGCATATTCATTAAGTACTAATAGTAATGGTATTTATAATGCTGCCATTGGATATCAAGCATTATTATCAAATACATCAGGTTCAAGTAATGTATCTGTTGGTTCATTATCAATGCATGATAATACAACAGGACAAAATAATACTGCAATAGGCACAAGTTCAGGATACTACATAACCACAGGTTCATATAATACCATAGTTGGTAATTATGCAGGAACAACAACATTAGATAGTAATGTTATTTTAGCTGATGGTAATGGTAATTTAAGATTTGTAGGATTTAGTACAGGTAATGTTTATTTAGGAGCAGGAACTACTTTACCAACCGATTCAGGCTACAAGCTAGATGTTAATGGTACAGGAAGGTTTACAGGAGCATTGACAGGAACGAGTGCAACTTTTAGTAGTGGAGTAACATTTGGAGCAAATAACAGAGGATTTATAAGAGAACCAGCAGGAGATGTTGAAATAGGTGGAACAGCAGGAGCAGCATTAAAGCTATATGCAAATGGTGTTGAATACGCAAAAATAGCACCAAGTACAGGATTTACAACAACGCTTCCTTTTGGTGGAACAAGTGCTACATTCTCTAGTAGTGTTGGAATAGGAGTAGCTCCTGATTTCCCATTAACAGTTAAAACAGATGCTTCAGCAAATAGTATAAAAATAATTGGTCGTTCAGGTGGTGACAGTTTATTATCTTTTTATGCTTCTAATGGTACAACTCCTTATTTAGATTTTAGTGCGGGTGCTACTTATGTTAATTACAATGCAGTAAATTCACAAAACTATAATTGGTATTGTAATTCATCATTAAAAATGGTACTTACATCAGGAGGCAATGTATTAATAGGAACTAGTACTGATAATGGTTCAAAATTGCAAATAGCAGTTGCATCAGCAGCAGTAGATGGAACAAAAGGTGTGAGAATAACAAATCCTGCAGGTACTATTGTAATGTTAGAGTGTGGAAGTGTAAGTGACTCTTTTGTAGGAACAACAAGCGGAAGTGATTTTCATATAAGAACAAACAATGTAAATAGGCTTTCAATTACAAGTGCAGGAGCAGCTACATTTAGTTCATCAGTTACCGCAACATCATTCTTTGAATCTTCCGATAGTAGATTAAAAACATTAATCCAAGATAACTACCAAACAAAAGGCATTGCATCAATAACTCCTAAACTTTACACTAAAAACGGAAAGGTTGAGTTAGGTTATTATGCTCAAGATTTTGTTGGGGTGTTAGATAGTGCGGTTTCAAAAGGTAGTGATGATATGTTAAGCCTATCTTATCGTGAGGTATTAGTTGCAAAAGTGTACGCATTAGAGCAAAGAATTAAAGAACTAGAAAATAAATAATATGGCTACAACTTGGGCAGGTACGGCTTTAAATCAAGGCATAACAAGAACGGCAATGAATGACTTTTGGAACTTAAATACCAATTTCGGTTATCCTTGGTGTGATGGTTGTTCGCAACCTGCTGATTCCCTTCAATTAATAACAAGGGCTTATTATGAAGCTAATTATGTTTTTACTGCTGCTTATGGAATTTACTTAATTGATACTGCTAAAACAAGTTTACAAATATTAGTTAAAAATGATATAGGAGTAAAGATTGATTTACTTGCCACAACAGGTGCTTGTAATTGGGGTTCTTTTGTTGCAACTGTTTACTTAAATCCTACATTAACTTTAGCTTACACAAACGCAGCACAAACAACTTTATACAATGGCGGTGGAACTCAAAGAGCAACACTTGATATTGCATATCCTTATGCAACTATGACTAGAATAACAATTAGTTCAGCAGGTGTAGTTACTGCAATTACTTATGATTATTGTTAAAAATATAAAATAAAATAAAATGAAGACAATCTCTCCTATCCAAAGTTGGATAAACGGAAAATCAGTAACCGCAACAATCTTTAATCTTTACCCTATTGGTGGGGAGTTATTTAAGTATGCTAGATTCTACTATGCTTTATTAGATGAAAATATGGGAGTATGTGCTAGTGGTAATCTTGATATGTCAGGCGAAGCGTATCAAGCGTGGGGTAACAACGATGAGTATGCCTATACTTGGAGTGCATCACCTGAAGTACTTAACCTTACAATCATTGGGGATTATGTTCCACCTGTGCCTGAAGTAGCACCAACAAATAGTATTTAGTTATATATTTGTAAAAAATCAACAATGAAATATCAACAACTCAACACCCTAGTCGCATCAATTAATGCGGTTATTGGTTCACAGGAAACTAAAGTTCAAAAGAAATTATTTAAGATTTATGAAAAAGTCAAATCCCACCACGAAAGCTATCAAGCCCAAGTTGAAGAACTCCGCCTTGATAACGCATCAACCGATGATAAAGACATTTTATTATTGGATGAAAAAGGTGGTTACAAGTTTACTAAAGAGAACATCAAGAAACTAACTGCTCAAGTTAAAGAACTAGGGGAGAAGGAGTTTGAGTTTAAGCCTATTGAAGTGGTTAATTCTTCAGGACTTAAAGAATTTACATTCCTTCAAGATTGGACAACAGGTATCGCATTTATAACAGAAGAAGAAGAGGAATTGTAATGAAGTTCATTAAGGACAATATTTTGTTCATAGCCATAGTACTACTCGTATTGTGGCTATATTTTTTAGTTAAACCTTCGTATTTACCTAGGGTTACAAGTGGATTCGATACCTCCAAGTTTAAGAAGGTTCAGGTAATCCATGATACCCAGTACTCAAAAGTGTACATAAATCGGTACAAAAAAGGTGATTCTATACCCTATAAAGTCATAGATACCTTATATACGCATATATCCGATACGATACGCATTATATCCGATTATAGCCAAGTAAAGGCTTATTCCGACACTATTAAGAAAGATTCTAATATCTTTGTAATAGATGACACTATCAGCCAAAATAGGATCATCAGTAGAGGCTTTAAGGCAGATATAACCCAAAAAACCATCATTGTAAGAGAGTTCTACGCTAGTAAACCTACTAATACCCTTTATTGGGGCATTAGAGGCTCATACAGCCCACTTAATGGCTTGGAAGTACTAAGTCCTTCCTTGATGCTAAGTGTCAGAAATAAGGCTCTAATAGGCCTTAGCGTAGATATTAGTAAAAATTATAATATTGGGTACTCTGGTGGTATCTACTTTAAAATAGGAAAAAAGTAAAATGGCAGTAAAAAAAGAAGGTATCTTGGGAGCAAACCCATTACCTATATCATTCAAAGATTTCGCTAAAAACCCTATTGTGGGTACATTATTCGTTGTACTTATAGGTATATCCTATTTGTATGTAGATATCAAAAGCACATTCAAAGGCCAAATACAAAGCCAGGAATACAGAATAACCAACCTTGAGTATAAGGATTCCTTAAAAACACAAGCCCTAATGGAGTGTAAGACTGCTTTAAGTGCTACTAGTACTAAACTAGAAACGCTACAAGACTTAGGAGCTATTAAAAAATCTGTAAAATAATAGCCATGAAATTATTATTCTTTTCATTATTGTCAAT